ACGCCCCGGAACCGCATGGCGCGTTCCTTGACCTCGGGCAGGCGTTCAAAGTCGAAATTGCCACCCGAGGTGATGCAGACCACCTGACGCCCGCGGATGCCGTGACCCATGTCCTTGAGTGCGTCCACCGACAGCGCTCCGGCGGGTTCCAGCACGATGCCTTCGACGTTCAGCATCTCGATCATGGTGGTGCAGATGCGGTCCTCGGGCAGAACGATCACGTCCGACAGATGCCGTTCGCGCAACAGCTGGAACGGCTTGTCTCCGATCCGGCCCACCGCCGCGCCGTCGACGAAATTGTCCACCTTGTCCAGCGACACGGCCTCGATTGCCGCCAGCGCCGCGCGCAGACAGCTTTCCAGCTCTGCATCCTGGCTTCCGTCATCGGCAAAGCCCGAGGACAGGCGCAGGTGATCGGTCAGCTCGGTCACGGGAAGAAGCGCGGTGGAAACCGAGGACATTTCGACCATCATCATGTTGTTATTTCTCCGAAAAAGACTGCCTCTGAAAGGGTGGCACGGCCGGGGCCCCGCACCGCTCGCGCGGAGGACGAAAAGGCTGGAGGCCGCAAGATCCCGACCGTACCGCCCCGGCCCGAAATCACTGCGATACGGGCCGGGGGTGCTTGCCTCTGCCGAGGATCAGGAGATGCCGAACTTGAGCAGCTTGATCGCGGCGAAGTCGCTCACATCGCCGCCCACGCGCTTGGTGGCGTAGAACAGAACATGCGGCTTGGCGCTGAACGGATCGCGCAGCACCCGCAGTTCGGGGCGCTCGGCGATGGTGTAGCCCGCGCCGAAATCGCCAAAGGCAATGGCCATGGCGTTCGAGGCGATATCGGGCATGTCCTCGGCAATCAGCACCGGGTAGCCCATCAGCCGCGCAGGCTCGCCCGCCGCAAGCCCGTCCGACCACAGGAAGCGGCCATCGGCGTCCTTCATCTTGCGCACCGCGCCGGCGGTTTTGGAGTTCATCACGAAAGACGCATTCGCGCGGTAGCGCGCGCCCAGCGCGTAAACGAGGTCAACGATCGCGTCGGCAGGGTTCAGCGCCGCGAAATCACCATCCGCCCCGGTGATCACGTAGCCCAGGTTACCCCAGCTCCAGCTGGCGTCGGCTGCGGTCGGATGGGTCAGGAAGCCGGTGGGCTTGTCCACGCCATCCCCCGACACGAAGGCCGCCGCTTCGGCACGGGCGAACTTGTCCGCGATGCGGCCGGCCAGCCAGCCCTCGATATCGAACGCGGTATCGTCGAGCAGGCGCTGCGAGGCCTTGGGCAGGGCTGACAACTCATGCAGCGGGATCGAGATGCGTTCGATCTGCGGGGTGTCGGTCTCGGTCGTGGCGGCCGTTTCCGTGGCCCAGCCCGCGCCTACGTCGGTCTGGTCGACCAGCACGTCGAACGAGGTCGCCTCCACGTTCACCACGTTGGCGATGGCGCGCAGGCTCGAGGCCCCGCGCAGCACGCCCTGGATCATCTCGGCGGTCTGCGGATCGACCAGGTAGCCGCCCTCGGCATTCACAGCGGTGTTGAGCGCCTTGCCCTCCAGGTCCAGTCCGCGCAACCCGTCATCGTCACCGGTGCGCAGATAGGTGCCAAGCGCCTTCTTGTGCGGGGCGCCCTCGTCGATCTGGGCCGAAAGCGCAGGGCGCAGATGGGTCATGGTCTTGGTGTTCAGCATCGAGATACGCTCTTCCTGTTTTGCGAATTTCACGTTGATATCGTTCTGGAACTGGCTGAATTCATTCAGAAACCCTGCCAGTGCAGATTTCATTTCGGAGGTGGCATCCGGGCCCTTGGGCACAAGATCGCCGCCCGAAGACTTGGTCTCGGTCTCGGTCATCACGTCGTCCTGAGTGTTGGATGGTTGCGCGGCTCAGCGCGCCGCCAGTTTGCGGCGGGCGTCCTGGAACACCGTCGCCAGTTCATGCAGGATGTCGCCCTTGGCCTCCTCGGCCTTGGTGGCGCCGACCCGCGCTTGCGGAAGCATCGGGAAGGTCACCAGCGACACCTCCCAAAGCTCCACCTCGTTAAGGAGCCTCTGCCCCTTGTCGTTCTTGCCCGCCTTCACGGTGCGATAGCCGATCGACAGCCCGTCGATCGCGCCCGCCTCGATCAGGGCGGCGGCCTCGCGGCCTTTTTCCACGGCGTCGAGGATCCGGCCCTTGACCCACAGGCCCCGGCCATCCTCGCGCAGCTCGTCCCAGACGCCGATGGGCTGCGCGGGGTCGTGCTGCCACAACATCTTGACGCTGCGCCCGGCGGCAGACAGCCCCTTCAGGCTGCGCGCATAGGCCCCTTTCTGAACAACATCGCCGCCCTGGTCACAGGCCCCGAAGAGGCTTGCATAGCCTTCGATCACGTGACCGTCGCGAACCGTCAGGTCCTCGTCGAAGCGGCAGAATTTCACTTCCAGCCCGCTTTGGGAAAATTGATACATTTCAGGCTCCTATCCACCAGAACTCATCTGGATGATGTCATTGATCCCTTGCGCCAGGATCACGCTGACCACCCCGAAGACCGCCAGCCACAGCCGCCGTTCCAGCCGGTCCAGCGCCCCTTCGATAGCCTTCAGCCGATATTCCAGCGCCTGCCAGCGTTCCTCGGCCACCCGCTCGTTGGCCTCGATCCGGGCATTGGCCGCGTCGAAGGGGGCGTAGAGAAAGCGCGACCCGCCTCCCGTTCCCCGATCGCTCATTCATCCTCCGCCAGACGCGGCAGACCCAGCATGGCGCGCTTCTCGGCGGGGGTCAGGAAATCGGCCTCGGCCACCCGGGCCCATTGCGCGTCGCGTTCGGCGGCCAGGGCAGGCACCTGGTCCAGATCGGGCCGCAGCTCCACCAACTCGCCGGAATAGCCCGCGAGCCAATGGGCCAGCGTGGCCAGCACCTTGCCAGCCAGTGGCAGCACCGTCAGGCGATAGAAGGCCCGGTGCGCCTCGGCGTAATTTGCATAGGTCGCATCGCCAGGAATTCCCAAGAGCATCGGCGGCACCCCGAAGGCCAGCGCGATATCGCGCGCGGCGGCGTCCTTGGTCTTCTGGAACTCCATGTCCGAGGGACTGAACCCCATCGGCTTCCAGTCAAGCCCCCCCTCCAGCAGCATCGGCCGGCCCGCATTGCGCGCGCCCTGGTGGTGGCTTTCCATCTCCGACTGCAACCGCTCGAACTGCTCGGCGGTCATCGTGCCGGCCCCGTCCGCGCCGCGATAGACAATGGCACCCGAGGGCCGCGCGGCGTTATCCAGCAGCGCCTTGGACCAGCGCGAGGCGCTGTTGTGCACGTCGAGCGCCGTCGCCGCCGCCTGCATCGGCGACAGGCCATAGTGGTCATCCTGCGGGTGAAACAGCCGCACGTGGCAAATGGGGCTGGCCCCGGCGACGTGAAAGCGGTGTTTCTTCGTGCCGACGCTGTAGTCGTAGGCCACTGGCCAGCCATCGGCCCCGGGCACCAGGCTCATCCGGTCCGAGCGCAGCACGTGAAGCTCGCCCGGCATGCCGCCATCGGGGCTCACCGCCTCGACATAGCCATTGCCCGTCAGCAGGAGCTGCGCGAAGAGCGCCTCCAGGAACTCGCCCCGCCCCTGCGCCCCGTTGGGCCGCGCCAGCAGCGCCAGCAGCGGGTGCTGCTCATAGCGCCGTTCCACGTCCTGGCAGATCACCGGCAACGCGGCCGCGGCTTCCGCGATCAGCTTGACCGATCGGAAGCCCACCGGGTTGCCGGTAAAGCCCGTCTTCATCAGCGACACCGTATCGCGCGGGCTCCAGGCCACGCGCCCCGCGCCCGCCCAGGCCACCACGCGCCCCGTGGCAGAGGCTTTGGCCTCCGGCACCTCCGGTTGCGACCTGCGCAAGAAATCGAACACCATCCGCTTGTCTCCTTGGTCCATGTCAAAAGGGCGCCGCCGCAGCCAGTGCGAGGGCGCTCCGAGGGGGCGGATGAACGCCCCTTGCGTCGTCAAAAGTCAGATCTGCCGGATGCCGGGGCGCGCCTGTGCCTGCCGTGCAGGCAGGATCATCCCGTCGGTCAGCGCCCAGACCAGCGCATCCACCCGGTCGGGGCTGCCGCGCCCTTCGAAGCCGGTGATCGTCATGCGGCACATCTGGTCTTCCAGCGCGGCCAGCCCCGGCAGATGGGCAATGCGGCCCTGTTCGTAGAGCGCAGCCACCGGCTCTGCCCGCGCCACCTTGCCCCGCGAGGCATGGACCGAGCGCACGTTGATCAGCGGATCGACCATGCGCACCGCATCCAGCACCAGGTCGCCGCCCTGGTTCACCTCGGCCACCATCCGGTCGGCCCCGTGGCGGTGATAGGCCGCGACGGCGGCCTCGGCCCAGCCGCTGGCCGAGACACCCTGAACCGAGCAATCCTCGATCACGACCCCCTGCCAGCGCCCCGGTGGCCCGTCCTGCACCACCCCCACCACGACGATCCCGCAGGCGTCCGAGCCAGCATGCCCCGTCACCGGCGGGTCCACCGCCACCGTGACCCGCGCACCGTCAGGCACGCGATCGGTCCGCGCGCCATCCAGCATTCCTTGCGTCCACAGTGCGCCCTCCGCCTCCTCGATCAGCTCTCCATCCAGCTCCTGCCGGCCAAGGCGCGTGTCGCCATAGCGCGCCCGCACCTCTTCCAGGAAAGACTCCGCCAGGAAGGCCCGGTTGGCCTCGGTCGGGGCATGGGTCATCACGGTGCTGTCCCGGCCCAGCAAATCCTTCAGCACGCCCACGTTGCGCGGCGTCGTGGTAACGCAAACCTGCGGGTGATCCCCCAGGCGCAGCCCGAATTGCAGCATGTCCCAGGTCTCCTCCGCCCTCGGCCATTTCGCCAGCTCATCGGCCCAGGCCGCGTCGAATTGCGGCCCCCTGAGCGCCTCAGGGTCATGTGCCGAGTAAAGCCGC